GATTATATTGGAACGCTAGTGCTGTAGGTACAGGTCATGTTTTAACAAACAATAACTCTGGTAATAGATCTAGTAATCCAATAAGCTCTACTGATAATAGAAGAATAAGTATTGGTGCAAACGGTGTTCACTCAGGTCAGGAAGGTAGTGGTCAACAAAGAAAAACTGGTAACAACTCAGCTACAATTTATAACGACTTAACTATTTGGAATAAAAAATTAAGTGATAGCGAAGTTAGTGAATTATACAATGAAGGTGAAGTATTAAACGCACAAACGCATAGCGCTAGTTCTGATTTAATTGGTTACTGGAAATTTGAAAGCGATGGTAGTGCTACAGTTTCAAATGATGACTTTACAATATCTGGTGACTCATCAATAGTAGAAAAATAAAATGAATTATTATATAGTAACATCAGAAGTGTTTGATACACTTAACAAAGAAAATATAACATTTATGCGTAAAAGCATAGATCGTACGCAAAGAATAATAGCTACAACAGACACTGTTAGTGATCGTGTTCGTAAGTTTAACAACATAAATACTTGTTCTAACTACACCTTTACAAATCACAGTAGTTGGGTAGGTGATGGCACAGGTATTGAAGTTGATGAATTAGAAGAAAATACATATATATCTGAAATAGACGACTAGTGTAATTACTCACTATTTTATGTGATATTATAAGTAGAATATTAATTAAATTAAATAAAATGGCAAAAAGAAAAACACCTAAGGTTAAAGACCTTAAAGTAAAAGCTGATAAAATTACAGCTGAAGAATTAACTGAGTTACAACGAGTTGTATCTGGATTAGAACTTAGATACATGGAAGTTGGTAAAATTGAAAACCAAAAACATCAAGTTTTACATCAAATAGCTGGTTTACAAGATAATATAAAATTATTGCAAACTAAGCTAGAAGATAAATACGGTAAAAATGTAGACATTGATGTTAGAGATGGTTCTATAAAAGAAAAAGATGGAAAAGTTAATTCGTAAAATAAGTATAGGAAGAGATTATAAAAATGACGCCATGCACTATGCCGTTGGGCAAGAAGTGTATGGTGGTCATACAATTTGTGATATATTTGAAGAAGAAGATAAGTATTCTATATACATAAGAAAAGGTAAAGAGGTTATTCCTTGGAAAGACTTTAACAAAAACATGGCTGTGTCTGTTGAGTATAATTTAGAATATATATAATGAAAGGCATTTATGCTTTTTTAATTAAACCTAAAGGAGAAAGATATAACAATACAAAATCAGTTGGTGATAAAGAATTAATATTAAACACAGAAATATTTAATCATCAATATATAAATAGACAAGGTATAGTTAAGTCAACTCCTTTAGCTATAGATACAGATATAAAAAAAGGTGACACCGTTATAGTTCATCACAATGTTTTTAGACGTTGGCATAATGTTAGAGGTATAGAGATGAATTGTTTATCTTATTTTGACGAAGATAATTATATAGTATATCCAGATCAAATATTTGCTTATAACAATGGTAAGCAATGGAAACCATTAAAAGGTTTTTGTTTTATACAACCATTACAAGAAGATAATAAGTTGTATAGTAATAAAGAAAAGTTAATAGGTATAGTTAAATATTCAGACGGTACAGTTAACAACGGCGATTTAGTTCGTTTTAAACCAGTTGGTCAATACGAGTTTGTAATTGATGGCCAAAGACTTTATAGAGTAAAATCAAATTTAATAACAATAAAACATGAATATAAAGGAAACGAAAAAGCTTATAATCCAAGCTGGGCACAAAGCAGTTGAAGAGTTAATTAATGTAGCTAAAGAAAAAATTATTACTAACACAGAAGATGATGTTAGTGCTGATAGATTAAAAAATGCTGCAGCAACTAAAAAACTAGCTATATTTGATGCTTTTGAAATATTAAATAGAATACAAGAAGAAGAAAACATATTGGCTGGTAAAGAAACTAAACAAGCAAAAGTTTTTAAAGGCTTTGCTGAAGGAAGATCAAAGTAATGAGTTTAGTAAAAATTATAGAGCCGATTAAGCTAACAACTATTACTAGACTAAATCGAGGTAAAAAATGGAAATATGGATATAATAAAGAACACGATATTATCGTTATATCAAAAACTGGTACAATTGGCGAAATTATTGAAATACAAAATTTGCGCATTGCTTTGCCAAAAGTGCCAAAACAAGTATACCAAAACAAATTAAAAAAGTGGGTTAAGTTTGATCAACCAAAAGAATTATCAAGATTAAAAAATATATTTGATTGGAGAGCATATCCTGAAGAGTCAAAAGATCAGTGGTATGATTATATAGAAGAAGAGTTTAAAAGAAGAGAAGAAGGCTTTTGGTTTAACAACAAAGGAATATCAACATATATAACTGGTACGCATTATATGTATTTACAATGGAGTAAAATAGATGTAGGTGCACCAGATTTTAGAGAAGCTAATAGGTTATTTTTTATATTTTGGGAAGCATGTAAAGCAGACAAAAGATGTTATGGTATGTGCTACCTTAAAAACAGACGTAGTGGTTTTTCATTTATGTCATCAGCTGAAACAGTAAATTTAGCTACATTAGCTAGTGACTCAAGGTTTGGAATATTATCAAAAACAGGTGCAGATGCTAAAAAAATGTTTACCGACAAAGTTGTACCAATATCTGTCAACTATCCGTTTTTCTTTAAACCGATACAAGATGGTATGGATAGACCTAAGTCTGAGCTTGCTTACCGTGTACCTGCGAGCAAGTTTACTCGTAAAAAGATTATTGCGAACGAACAGCAGGAAGACTTGGTTGGACTTGATACTACTATTGATTGGAAAAATACAGGTGACAACAGTTATGATGGAGAAAAGCTTAATCTATTAGTTCACGATGAAAGTGGTAAATGGGAAAGACCTGATAACATATTAAACAACTGGAGAGTTACAAAAACATGCTTACGACTAGGTAGTAGAATTATAGGTAAGTGTATGATGGGCTCAACATCAAATGCTTTAGACAAAGGTGGAGATAACTTCAAAAAATTATATAACAACTCAGATGTCACTAAAAGAAATAGAAATGGTCAGACTAAGTCTGGTCTCTACTCTTTGTTTATCCCAATGGAATGGAACTACGAAGGATTTATTGACGAGCACGGACTTCCTGTATTTACTACGCCTGATCTCGATGTCTTCGCACCAGACGGTGAATTAATAGATGTTGGCGTAATAGATCATTGGCAAAATGAAGTTGATGGATTAAAGAGTGATCAAGATGCTTTAAACGAGTTTTATAGGCAGTTTCCAAGAACTACAGAACACGCGTTTAGAGATGAAACAAAAAACAGTATATTTAATTTAGTTAAATTATACGAACAAATAGATTATAACGAAAGTTTAGGTGATACACTAGGTATTACAACTGGAAGCTTTCAGTGGGTTAATGGAGTTAAAGACTCAAACGTTATTTTTTATCCTAATCCAAAAGGTAGGTTTAAAATATCATGGGTACCACCATCACACTTACAAAATAAAACAATAATTAAAAATGGCACGAAATATCCTGGCAACGATCATGTGGGTGCTTTTGGTTGTGATAGCTACGACATTAGTGGCACGGTAGACGGTCAAGGCTCAAAAGGCGCTTTACATGGCTTAACAAAATTTAGCATGGAAGATGCACCACCTAGTCAGTTTTTTTTAGAATATATAGCTAGACCACAAACAGCTGATATGTTTTTTGAAGACGTGTTGATGGCATTAGTTTTTTACGGTATGCCAATACTTGCAGAAAATAATAAACCTAGGTTATTGTATTATTTAAGACGTAGAGGTTATAGAGGTTATAGTATGAACAGACCTGACAAACTTTGGAACAAACTTTCTACAACTGAAAAAGAAATAGGTGGTATACCAAACACGAGTGAAGATATTAAACAAGCACACGCTGCTGCAATTGAAATGTACATACAAGAAAAAGTTGGTGAAGTAAAAGAAGGTCAGTATGGTAATATGTATTTTAACACAACACTTAACGATTGGAGTAAGTTTGATATAAACAGAAGAACAAAATACGATGCAACTATAAGTTCTGGTTTAGCAATAATGGCTTGCAATAGACATTTATATAGACCAAACCCAAAAGTTGAAAAAGTACCTATCAATATAAGTATTGCAAGATACAACAATAGGGGAATAAATTCAAAAATAATTAAACAATAATATGGCAAGAGCTAATGTATCTGTACATAAACATTTTCCTTCTCAGGTTGTTAGTGATTTAGAAAAAATGACTATCAAGTATGGTTTAGAAGTTGGTAAAGCTATTGAGCTAGAGTGGTTTGATGGTCCGTCATCTCATAGATATTCACACCATCAAAGAAGATTTCATAATTTAAGATTATACGCTAGAGGAGAACAATCAATACAAAAATATAAAGACGAATTATCTATTAACGGTGATTTGTCTTATCTTAATTTAGACTGGACGCCAGTGCCAATTATACCTAAGTTTGTAGATATAGTTGTAAACGGTATGGCTGGTAGAAGTTATGACATAAAATCTTATTCTCAAGATCAGTTTGGAGTTGCTAAAAGAACTCAATACATGGAGTCTATAATGAAAGACATGAGAACAAAAGATTTTAATAATCAAGCTAAACAACAGTTTAATATTAATCTTTTTGAAAATGATCCTGAAAAACTACCTGAAACAGTAGATGAATTAAGACTTCACATGCAGTTAACATATAAGCAAGAAGTTGAAATGGCTAATGAACAAGCAATAAACACATTAATGCAAGGTTGTAGATACGATCTTACAAGAAGAAGATGTTTAGAAGACTTAACTGTATTAGGTATCGCAGCTGTAAAAACAACATTTGATTTTTCTGAAGGAGCTCAAGTAAAATATGTAGACCCTGCTAACATAGTTTATTCTCATACAGAATCACCTTATTTTGATGATATATATTATGTAGGTGAAGTAAAAGAAGTTCCTATAAACGAAGTTGCTAAAGAGTTTCCACATTTAACTCAAGAAGACTTAATGAGAATACAAAAAGACTATTCATCATATAGCGGCGGTTATTCAAGAAAAAGTCAAGACAGTGATAGAAATAAAGTAAACTTATTATACTTTAACTATAAAACATATATGAACGATGTTTATAAAGTTAAAAAATTATCTACTGGTGCAGAAAGAACTATAAGAAAAGACGATAACTTTAGACCACCTGCAGATGCAGCTGATTATTCTAGAATACAAAGATCTGTAGAGTGTTTGTTTGAAGGTGTTAAAGTTTTAGGTTCAGATTATATGTTAAGATGGCAAAAAGCTAAAAACATGATGAGACCTAAAAGCGATTACAATAAAGTAAAAATGAATTACTCTATTGTAGCGCCTAAAATGTATAACGGTAAAATAGAGTCTATAGTAAGTAGAATTACTAGCTTTGCTGATATGATACAGTTAACACATTTAAAACTACAGCAAGTGTTATCACGTATGGTACCAGATGGTGTTTATTTAGATATTGACGGTTTAGCTGAAGTTGATTTAGGTAACGGTACAAATTATAATCCACAAGAAGCATTAAACATGTTCTTCCAAACTGGTAGTATAGTTGGTAGATCTTTTACACAAGACGGTGATCAAAACCCTGGCAAAGTACCAATACAAGAAATATCTAACAGTCAAGGCTCTGGTAATAAGTTACAGGCTCTTATAGCTAATTATAACTACTATTTACAAATGATTAGAGATGTAACTGGTTTAAATGAAGCTAGAGATGGTACTTTACCAGATGCAAGGTCATTAGTAGGTATACAAAAAATAGCAGCTGCTAACTCTAATGTAGCAACACGACATATATTAGATGCTAGTTTATTTTTAACAGTAGAAGCTGCAGAGCAATTATCATTAAGAGTTTCTGACATTGTAGAGTACTCACCAACAAAAGATGCTTTTATACAAGCTATTGGTGCTCACAATGTAGCAACGCTTGAAGAAATGAGTAGTTTACATTTGTACGATTTTGGTATATTTATACAATTACAGCCAGATGACGAAGAAAGACAAGTGTTAGAAAACAATATACAAATGGCTTTACAGCAAAAACTAATAGACTTAGAAGATGCTATTGACTTGCGTGAAGTTAAAAATATTAAAATGGCTAATCAGCTTTTAAAATTACGTAGAAAAAAGAAAGCTGAAAAAGATCAAAAAGCAGCTGAAAGAAATATGCAGATGCAGTCACAATCAAATCAACAAGCTGCACAAGCTGCTTCACAAGCTAAAATTCAAGAAAGTCAAGCTAGAGTACAAACAGAAATGCAGCTTGAAAAAAGTAGAACAGAAATGAAAATACAATACCTAAAAGAAGAAGCTGCGTTAAAAAAGCAACTTATGGATCATGAGTTTGAAATTAACAAAAAGCTTCAAGGTATGCAAGATGTTGCTAAAATGAGAAGTGACAGAGATAAAGAAGATCGTAAAGATCGAAGAGAAGAACAAAAAGCTATGCCAAGATTTGAATCATCAGGTAATGATGTGATGGGTCAAGGCTTGGATATAGATTCTTAATTAATTATTTAATATTATTATATCATGGAAGAAAACAATGAAGTAGTTGAAGAAACTACACAAGAACCTGTGGAGGAAACCACAGAACAAAAACAAGAAGAATCACATATATCTTTTAACGAAGAAGGTGATGTAAAAGTAGATTTAAATAAGTTTAACGAACTAAATAAACAAGAAGATGCCATTTCAGAGCCACAAACAGAGGAGGTTCCTGTACGCGACGAATCCGAAACTAGCGAAGGAGTTCAGCAAGAAAACGTCGAAACAGCAAATGAAGAACCTACCGGAGAGCAAGAACAAGCCGTTCAAAATGAAGAACCAAGCATTACTGAAAATGCTCAAGAAGAACAGGTAGAAGAAGATATTATAGATTTACCTGAAAATATCCAAAAACTAATGCAGTTTATGGAAGACACAGGTGGTGATTTAGCAGATTATGTTAAACTAAATACAGATGTAAAAGAGTTAGACGACTCAGAGGTTTTAAATGATTACTATAAATTAACAAAACCACATTTAGATAACGAAGAAATAAATTTTTTATTAGAAGATAAATTTTCATACGATGAAGATGAAGCTGATGATAAAGAAATAAAAAGAAAAAAATTGGCCTTAAAAGAGCAAGTTGCGGAGGCTAGAGCCTATTTAGACGGGCAAAAGTCTAAGTATTATGAAGACATCAAAGCTGGTTCAAAGCTTACGAGTGAGCAACAACAAGCTATTGAGTTTTATAATAATTATTCACAGGACGAAGAGCAGAGCTTGAAAATTGCAAAGCAACAGCAAGACACTTTTTTAAATAAAACAAACCAAGTTTTTAATGAAAACTTTAAAGGTTTTGAGTTTAATGTTGGTGACAAAACTATTACTTACAATATTCAAGATGTTAATAAAACTAAAAACGTGCAGACAGACATAAACAACTTCGTTGGAAAGTTTCTAAACGATCAATCAATTATGGAAGATGCTGCAGGTTATCATAAAGGTTTATTTACTGCTATGAATCCTGACGCGATAGCTAAACATTTTTATGAACAAGGTAAATCGGATGCTATAAAGCAAACGGTTTCTGAAACAAAAAATATAGATACGTCAAGAGGAGCCCATAAAGTTTATGAAGGTGAAGGCGGTATTAAGTTTAGAGTTTTAGGCGAAGATTCAAATGATATGAAGCTACGTATTAAAAAACGAAACTAAATATTAATTAAAAACATTTATTAAAATGGCTGTAACAGGTGTAGCGGCTGGTAAATTAACTCCAGCCCCAAGTAAACAAACCCTAGCTACTGCGTACATTGATTTCGCAAATGCTGGGTCGAACAGTGCAAACTGGGCGCAACAATACCTGCCAGACTTAATGGAGAAGGAAGCTGAAGTGTTCGGTAACAGAACTATATCAGGTTTCTTGTCACAAGTTGGTGCAGAAGAAGCTATGGCAGCTGATCAAGTTATTTGGTCAGAGCAAGGTAGATTACATTTATCTTACAAAGCTGTAGCTGGATCAAACGTATCTGGTGAACTAAGATTAACTATGACAAACGCAACTGATGTTGATGGTAATTCTATCGGCAACGGTGGTCTTGATCATGGTATTAGACCAGGTGATATGGTATTAGTATCTGATGCTAACAAAACTGTACAAGCTTATGTACAAACTGTAGCAACTTCAGGTACTGCAACTATAGACTGTGAAAGATACGATGGTAATGCAAATGGTTTAGCTGATCTTGATGCTTCAGGATTAGTTGTACTAGTTTATGGATCTGAGTATGTTAAAGGATCTATAGGTAGAGCTGGTGCTAACAAGCCAGAGCATTTATCAAGAAAAAACAAGCCAATCATATTAAAAGATAAGTATGAAGTATCAGGATCTGATGCATCTGCTATCGGTTGGGTTGAAATTTCTGGTGAAGAAGGTCAATCAGGTTACCTATGGTACTTAAAAGCTTCTGGTGACACTAAAGCTAGATTCTCTGATTACTTAGAGATGGCAATGTGTGAATCAGTAACTGCAGGTGCTAACATGGCTAGTTCTACTGTAACTGGTGCAACAGGTGCTATCGGTGGAACTGAAGGTTTATGGGAAGCTCTAGAAGATAGAGGTAACATAACTAACTTTTTTGATGGTACTTCAACTGCTGCTGATGCGTTAGACGAGTTTGACGCTATGATTGCTGAGCTAGATAAAAACGGATCTATTGAAGAAAACATGCTTTTTGTAGATAGAGGAGCTGCTTTACAAATAGACGATATGCTAGCTGGTCAAAACAAATATGGTACTGGTGGTACTTCTTTTGGAGTATTTAACAACTCTGAAGATATGGCATTAAACTTAGGTTTTTCAGGATTTAGAAGAGGTTCTTATGACTTCTATAAAACTGACTTTAAATACCTAAACGATGCTGCTACAAGAGGTTTGATTAACTCTAAAGATGTTGCTAACGCAATACACGGTGTTATGATACCTGCAGGTGTATCTTCTGTTTATGACCAATCATTAGGTAGAAACTTAAAGAGACCTTTCTTACATGTACGTTTTAGAGCTTCTAACTTAGAAAGCAGAAAGTACAAAACTTGGACTACTGGTTCAGTTGGTGCTACTACTTCTGATTTAGATGCGATGGAAATGCACTTTTTATCAGAAAGATGTTTAGTAGTACAAGGTGCTAATAACTTCTTCTTATTAAAAGGAACTGACGCTTAATAGTCGTTAGATATTATGAAGGGGAGGAAAACTCCTCCCCTTTTTTTTAACTTATTAAATTATATTATATTATGGAAAACAAAACTGAAAAAGAGGTAGAGGTACCTGTTGTTAAACCAACTAAAAAACCTAAAAGAGTTGAACCAATAACTCCTGTTATAAACAATTGGGAATTTAAACAAAGAACTTACGTTTTAACAAGCGGTAAAACACCACTATCATACGCTATAAAAGCTAGAGGCTTATTTTACTTTGATAAAGAAAAAGGTTACGAAAGAGAAATAGCTTATACTAGAAACCAAAACACTGTTTTTGTTGATGAGTTTAAAGGCGATGTTAGACCTGGTAGAATCGTTTTTAGAAACGGTTATCTTAGTGTTCCAAAAGAACAAGTAACATTACAAAAAATGTTATCATTATATCACCCTTTAAACGGTAAAGTTTACGCAGAGCTACAACCAAAGGTTAGAGTAGAAAACGATTTAGATATTATAAACCTTGAGCTTGATGCAATGACTATGGCTAGAGAATTAGATATAGATATGGTTGAAGCTATTATGCGTACAGAGAACGGTTCTAGGGTTACACAGATGACATCTAAGGAACTTAAACGAGATGTACTAGTGTTTGCTAAGAATAATCCAAAATTGTTTTTAAACTTAATGAAAGATGATAATATACATCTTAGAAATTTAGGTATAAAATCAGTTGAGCAAAACATTATAACACTTTCAAACGATCAAAGAACATTTACGTGGACATCGACTGGAAGAAAATTGTTAAACGTTCCGTTTGAAGAGCATCCATATTCAGCTTTATCCGCTTGGTTTAAAACTGACGAAGGTATGGAGGTTTTAAAATCTGTTGAAAAACAATTAAAATAAACAAGTAGTATGTAATCACCCTTCGGGGTGGTTACAATACTTTAATAAAAAATAATATATGGCGATAATAGTAACTGGTCAAACGACTATAAGTATAAACACAGTGTATCAAAGAGTTTTAGCACTAGCTAATAAAGAGCAAAGAGGCTATATTACGCCACAAGAATTTAACTTACACGCAAATCAAGCTCAACTAGATATATTTGAGCAATATTTTTATGACTTAGCAGCAATGACTAAGTTAATGGCTAGAGAAGAAGCAAACTTAGGTCCTGGTAGCAACAACGCGTTAGAGCCAGACTTTGGTGATACGGTAAATATTATTAGAGAAAAAATATCTATATATAAAGGTACAGATGTTGCACTAACAGTAGACAGTACAAACAAGTGTTATAGACTACCTGCTTTATCTTCTACCATATATCGAACTGGACGAATGTACTATTCTGGTACAGACGGGTCGTCTATACCACTTGAACGTATACATCAACATCAAATAGATACTATAGTAGAGCACTATGATGCTCAAACTAGTAGCAAGTGGCATACTCCAGACGATCCAGAATATTATTACACAGAAAATTTAGATGGTAGCTTTTCTTTATACAGAGAAAACTCAACTGTTCCAATAACATCAGCTGGTCAATTAAAAGTTGAAGTTGTTGCCGAAGTACCTAGAGCTGTTGAGTGGGGTTACGTTGTTGTAAATGAACAAGCGTTATATAATGCAGCAACATCAACTGACTTTAATTTACATAGATCAGAAGAAACTAATTTAGTTATAAAAATATTAGAACTTGCTGGTATAACTATAAACAAACAAGGTTTAATACAAGTAGCTTCAAATGAAGAAGCTCAAAACGATGCACAAACAAAATAATAAAAAATGCCAAATAACTTAATAACATTAACACATCAACAATATTATCAAGGTCCTGACGGTACTCAATTAAGCGGTGATGATTCACAATACGGTAATTATCAGTTTGCAAAAGTTGACGATGTTATAAATGATATTATTGCTACATACTGTGGTAAAGAAAAAATGCTTGAAGGTGCTAGAAAAACTGATATTAGATACCACGCTTATAGATCTTTACAAGAGTTAAGCTTTGATACGTTTAGATCAACAAGATCTATGGAAATAGAAATACCACCTTCATTAATAATGGCATTACCTCACGATTTTGTAGGTTATGTTAAAGTAACATTTAAAGATGATCACGGTATTGAAAGAACTTTATATCCAGCTATAATAACTAGTAATCCTACAGCATATAATCAAGATGCTAATTTTAATTTACAATTTGATGGTGATGGAGAAGCTACACTAGCTAGTGATTCTAATACATGGACAGATTATAAGGCTGCAGATACAAACAATAGTAATATACAGCCAGATACTAAATATGATGATACTGATTATATAGAAGACTCAAGAGGTGCAATATATGGAGCTGAACCTAGACACATGAATATGAACGGCTCTTTTTACATAGATTATTCAAGAGGAAGAATACACTTTAGTTCTAATATGAACGGTAGAACAATAACTTTAAAATATATAAGTGACGGTGTTGCGACTTTACAAGCTGGTGTTCACGCATCAACATCTCCATATACTACAGAGATAAACGTTGAACAAGATTTTATTGTACATAAGTTCGCACAAGAGGCAATGATAAAGCACGTGTTGTATGCTGTAATGCAAGCTAGAAAAAATGTTGATTACAATATGTTACAGTTGCTTAAAAAAGAAAAGTTTGCAGAAACTAGAAAAGCAAAAATAAGATTATCAAATATTAAAATTGAAGAGATTACTCAAATATTAAGAGGTAAATCTAAATGGATTAAACACTAACACATGGCTGAAATTAAAAGAAATTTTGGGCAAGCGAAAATGAACAAAGACCGAGATGAAAGAATCTTGGAGCCTGGTCAATATCGTGACGCTAATAACATACAAATAGCAACTTCTGATGGTTCAGACATTGGTGCAGTACAAACTCTATTAGGTAATACAGAGGTAACTGCTAATGTTGTGTTAGATGATTTTTCTACTTGTGTAGGTGTTTATAAGAAGCCTGAAATAGACATGATATACTACTTTGTTTGTCAAGCTGGTCACCCTAATCTAGCTGGTCATCAACCTGATATATACAAAGATTATATAATACAATACGATACTGTAACTCAAAATGTCAAATATGTTTTTGTTGATATATACAAAGTTAAAGATACTATTAACGAAGCCAACAACTCAGCAAAATTAAGAGTTGGTGTAGGTTCTAGTAATACTTTTAATTTTACAGGTATAAGAAAAGGTATGCTTGTTACTGGTACTTTTACAAATGGTAGTGGTGGTAATATAACAGCTCCTAATGGAAATACTATAGCAAATGGAGATACTTATAGTGTTACTGAAAATGATAATGTTAAAGTTACAGATATAATTAGAGACGGTACTAGTGGTTATGATATAATTTTATCAAGAAGCATTGCAACTTCTAATAACGATTCAGTTGTATTTACTATTGATAGAGTTTTACAATTTAATCCGTTTAAAAAAATAACAGCTATAGATCACGTTGATGATATATTGTTTTTTAGCGACGGTGATAATGAACCTAAAAAAATAAATATTAAAAGAAGCATACAAGGTACTGGTGGTAACTCAAGAGTTAACGGTTGGACTAACACTTTGGCTTCTAGTAATGCAAGTAACTCTGCAACTAACGCTTCTCGTAAACAAGTATTTTTTGGTGATAATTCTAATTTTCATACTAGAATATCTTTAGAAAACGAACTAGCAATGTCAAGGCTAGATAATGAACCTGTATTTACAACGTTAAAAGACGTTACAGTTATAAAGCCTTCACCTAAATTTCCTTTAAGGCTAACTATGTCTAGTGAGGTTATTGACAGAATACCTGTAAATTCTGATGGTACTCTTGGTAATCCTAATAAAACTTCTAGTATATTATCAGCTCCTACAAAGTTTAGAGACTCAAGTGGTGACGTTTTTGAGTCTGGCCATATTGTTAATGTAAGCACTACTTTTGCTGTAGATTTTAGAGTTGGCGATATTGTTGTATTAACAGATGATATGGCAGTTGATTTAGATGATGGCTTTGATTATGCTGAAGCTATGGTTAGAGCTACTATAACCGATGCGCCTGGTGGTATGCCAAACAACGGTGGTTCAACAGGTCCTTACGAGCTAACAATAAACTCTGTAAGTGATAGAGTTCAAGCTATAAACACAGACTTTCAAATAGCTTTAGAACAAGATACAAACTTGTTTAAATTTAAATTCCCTAGATTTTCATATAGATATAAATATGTAGACGGTGAATATTCTGCTTTTGCACCGTTTACAGAAGTTGCATTTATGCCTTCAAACTTTGATTATGTAGCTAAAAAAGGTTTTAATTTAGGTATGGTTAATCAAGTTAAAACAATAAAACTAGAAGATTATTTTCATGAGTTTTCTTTAATGCCAGCAGAAGTTGTAGGTATTGACTTGCTATACAAAGAAGAAACAAGTCCTGTAATATATACAGTTAAAAGTTTAACTTCAGACAATAAAAATCCAGAGTGGCCTGATAGAACAAACGTAAGAAACCGAGGTTCATACACTATAACATCTGAAATGATACACGCTGTAGTTCCTTCTAATCAGCTGTTGAGACCTTACGATAATGTTCCTAAGTCAGCTCAAGCTTTAGCTATAACAGGTAACAGATTAGTTTTTGGTAACTACAAACAAAATTATGACTTGCAAGGTGATGTAAATTTAAGAACAGAGTGGCGTCACAACTTTGGAGAAAATTATAAAACACCTAGCGGTGAAGGTTTAAAGTCTATAAAAACTCTTAGAACATATCAAGTTGGAGTTGTATTTAGCGATGACTTTGGTAGAGAAACACCTGTGTTAGTACCAAAAAACACTAGTAGTATATTTCTAGACAAAAAATATTCTTGTCATTTAAACCAGCTTAATACAAGATTAGATTATACAGGTACAACAATATCTACATGGGCTAAGTATTTAAAATACTATATAAAAGAAACATCAAACGAGTATTATAATTTAGCAATGGATCGTTGGTACGATGCTGAAGACGGTAACGTATATTTAAGTTTTCCTTCTAGTGAAAGAAATAAAGTTGATATAGATACATATCTAATACTTAAAAAACAACATGATTCTGATACGCCAGTGTTAGAAACAGCTAGATATAAAATACTAGATATATCTGACGACGCTCCTGATTATATAAAAACAAAAAAGATAACTCACGGATCTGTTGCTTTTACTAGTAGTACAAGTGTAGCTACTGATCCAAGTAATTATACTAGTAGTCCAGGAAGTAATTTTCACCAAACACTAAAAACTCAAGTTAATTTTACTATTCCACACGGCACTTGGCATGATGCTTTTGGAAATGAGTTTCTTGCCGATACATGGTCGCGTGTAGGTTCTGGGCGTGGTTACGTTAGATTAATAGGTACATCTGGTAGTAATATTGTTACTACTGATTGGGTACAAGTTGCAAACATAAAAAGATTAGGTCAAGCTGGTGGTAGCGGTGATTACGCTTTAAGAATAAATAATAAATTTGGTGATGATGCTATGATGGATTTATTTAATGCATCTGTAAGTTATACTCTTGAGCTTAGAGAAGATAGTGTTACTCAAAGACCAGAGTTTGATGGTAGATTTTTTGTTAAAGTATTTAAAGATTTATTATTAGAAAGAGCTGTAATGGTTGATTTAGATCCAACAGCTAGCTTAAGTTTAATAAAATCTTTTGATATACGTTTAGTAGTAGGTGTACAAAACAGAAGTGGTGCTAACTTTAACGCTCACCCTACTTCAACATCAACTAGTAATGTTGGAGGTAATACACATACTTATCACAGTGGTAATTATACTGATTTTAATGAAAGTGCTTTTGGTAGTGTAAACTCTTTTACTGTTAGCGGTGAAGGTTTTGGGTATTGTCAAAGTCGTACTAGATTAAAAGATTGGTGGAGAAATTTTGGTACTGATAAAATTTATATACATGGCTTTAGGTTTGCTAGAGCTGTTTTCACAAGTCCTGGTCACCCTCATTATGGAGATCCAGGTAAAAACGGTGTAGACACAACACATTTAGGTGGTTATGGTAAAGGTAAAGGCTGTATAGCTCATGCTAGTAGTTACTCAAGATTATATTTTGGTATGTCTGCTTATTTTGCAGATTTAACTGCTACACAAAGAGACTTTTATAACACAATGAAAAAGCCTGGTACTATATTTAAATTTAGAGATGATCCAACAGGTACACACTATAGAGTTATAAAAAGAGGTGGTTACTCTCAACTAGCAAATTACCATGATGCAGCTAACTGTTCTATATGCGAGTCAGATGATGCTGGCTGTCCTAGTTCTTTATTTAATATAATGTTTGAAAGACTAGATGGCAATGGGCCTATGGACCCAAATGAGTTTGATATATTAAGCTTAATGAAGCATGACGGTAGCAGCACAACACCTATCGATATATTTCAACAAGACTACGTTTCTGAAAGTGGTGGCTCTGAGTTATCTACAGATAATCCAGCTGTGTTTGAAACTGAACCTAAAGAAGATGTTGGTTTAGATATATATTATGAAGCTACAGGCTATTTACCGTTAGACGTAAACGCAGATACAAACGAATTATTAATACCACTTGGCTCAACATTAAAAAACGTAAGAAATGCGTCTGGTGTAATTCATAAAGCTGCAGATGGTGTTACAGATGTAATTTATGAAGTAACAGCTGTAAATCAAGATGATAATAAAGATATAACAAATATAACAGTTAGAAATACTATTGACAACACAATGGGTCTAACCGATGCTATAAATCATAATCAAATTATTGGCATAAAAAGATATGACGGCTCAGAAATATCGTTGTATGTAGTTAAAGAAAGTGGTAACTATGCCGCAAGTGCTACTGCAATAGGTTTATTAACTGGTAAAGCACCAACAGATCCTCAAGGAGGACCAGTACCTTGGAGAGCACCACATTTTAATCCTATAACTTTAGGTTGGAGTAATGTGTTTGCTTTTGGTAATGGTATAGAGTCTGATAGAATTAGAGATGGTTTTAATTTACCTCAACTAGCTAATGGTGTAAAAGCTTCTACAACTCCGGCTGTTCAATATGCTGAAGAACATAGAAGTAGTGGCTTTATATTTTCAGGTATATTTAATTCTATTAGCGGAGTAAATGATCTAAACCAGTTTATACAAGCAGAGCCAATAACAAAAGACTTAAACCCTAGTTACGGTAGTATACAAGCTATGTATGCTAGAAATACTAATACACTAGCTTTTTGCGAAGATAAAGTTTTAAGTATATTAACAAATAAAGACGCGTTGTTTAATGCTGATGGTAATTCTAATGTAACTTCTTCAACAAACGTTTTAGGTCAAGCAACGCCACTGCCAGGTGATTATGGTATATCAACTAATCCAGAGTCTCTTGCTATTACAGAAACTTCTGTGTTTTTCTGTGATCAAATGAGAAGTCAAGTTTTAAAACTTCAAGGAAATAGCATAGCAGTAATATCTGATGTTGGTATGAAAGATTATTTTAATGATAATTTAAAAGATATAGATTTTGCTATAGGTAGTTATGATGATAAAAAATCAGAATACAATTTAACTTTATCAAGTAGCAATGGTCCTTTTCAGCTAAGACCAACAACTACAACAATTAGTTGGGCTGACTCTGTAAATGGCTGGACTAGTTTTAAAGATTTTGATGGTCTTGAGTTTGGTATAAGTTTAAACAACGAGTATTATACGTTTAAAGAAGGTTCTATGTGGAAGCATCATACTAATGAAACTACACATAATAATTTTTATGGTGTTCAATATTTTTCTGATATAACCATGATATTTAACGACATGCCAGGCTCTGTTAAGAGTTTTAACTTAGTTAATTACGAAGGTACTCAAGCTAAAATATCTCAGTTTGCAACAGTAACTCATGATAGTGTTGATTATACTGATGGTGAATATTATAATTTAAATGCTAAAACAGGCTGGTTTTTAGAGAGTTTAACTACAGATTTACAAGATGCTGAAAATATAGAGTTTAAAGAAAAAGAAGGCAAATGGTTTGCAAGCTTAAAAGGTGTAACATCTACTGAAGATAATTTAGATCAAAGAGAGTTTTCAGTTCAAGGTTTAGGCACAGCTTCTGTTAGCTCTAGTGGTACTAGTCAAAGATTTTATAAGCTAACTGTAAAAGTTAATAGTACAGCTTCTGATGGTACTAACTGGGACTCAACAGCTGATAGTACAGATTTTAGGTTTGCAGGTGGTGGTACGGTTAGTTATCAAGAACAAATTGCAACAGGTACTGGTTTTGCTTCTGATACAATTACAAATCAAATAATAAACTCTTCAGGTGCAACTGTTTATTCTGGTTTAAATTTAGATGCTAAAGACTTTGTAGTTCCTGGTGGTACAGCTACAACAAGTGGCTCTGGTAACTCAACAGTTTATATTTATACAGCAGCAGGAGGTTGGAACGCTGATCCTGAAGTTGATAAAGTAGAATTTACAAACAACGGTATAGCAGGTGATCCTGGTAATACTGTTAACGTTAAAATACATTGGAACTCTTTTACTATGCCTAGTAGTAATAAAAACATATTTGTTGATGTTGATTTTAGCGGCACAACAACTATAACAAGTGGTAGAACTAATAGAGACACTGTGTTTAGAGTTAGTTATTCTGATTTACCTGTTAGTGGTGAAAGTAATCCTGACGATGTTACTATAACAAATACTAGTGTTAGCAATATAACTAAAACATCAGATGATGGCTATGCGCCAACAAATAAAACTGATAAGCACACTGGTATTGTAGCAAACAACAATACAACTTTAGTTGCTAAGTACAATGTGTTAGCAGCTGAAGGTCATTTCTTAGAGCCTTTGTCAGGAAGTAACGATGGTATAAATGTACGTTGGAACGTTTTACCTTCAAATGCTGCTTACCAGCCTTTTTATACTTTTAATATAACAAATAACTTTTACAGTACAACAGGTCATACTACTCGTATACAAAGTTGTGACTTAGAAATATTTTACACTCCACCAGTTGGAATACCTGGTCTTGATCCAGATCCTTCAGATATGGATGCTGTATTAAATGATATAAGAATTAATCACAATGTAAAAGATTTACCGTTAGTAGGTAATCAAGTTACTCACGCAACTAGATTAAACCAAGTATTTCCTGGTGGTTCACAAGTTGTTCAAGTAACAGCTAATGCTGTAGGTAATTTTAAGTTAAAGCTTTTAAAACTAAATGCTGCGCTTAATGCTGCAACAGGATCGTATGACTTTGCAACTACTGCTTGGAACTTTAGCGACGCAACAAAAGAACTTGCAGATGCTTTTGTAGCAGCTGATGAAGTGCCAGGTTTGCCAGGTATATTCACTAGAACTTATTATGTTAAAATGTCAACTAATACTGATCCAAATGTACCTGGAACTTATAGCGTTGTACTTGCTGCAGGCGCTACAGGTAGTAACGATCTTACAATAGCTAGTTCAGCTCCTGATGCTATAAATGAAATGAACTTTGAGTGTTTAGACTTTACAGGTACTCAAACATTTACGCCTAGTACAAAACCAAACGTAACAGTTTCTGGCTCTACAACGATTGCTTCAGCAATAGGTCTTACAGAGCTTGGTAAAACCGCAGGTATAAACTCGTTTACATTTACTTATACAAAATCAGCTGGAACAATGACTCTT